GTAGTCATCTGACTCTAAAACTCTGCGTTCAAACTGCTCTCTAGCTTCGAGATATGACATTTCTGCCTTACTTTTGCAAAGATATAGTATTTGTCTTGTGAATTTTTCCGGACCTAGTGCTTGGACATCTTCGTTGAGCCTATCGCTGCTGCCCCAGTAGTCGCGCCAATCGCTTTCTACTAGACTTCTGCGTTTGAGTTTACGGCCTTTAAGTGGTGGTCGAGTCTTTTTAAACTGTGTTAGTTTCTTGCCTATGTATTTGCGTCCGGTTGTAGTATTGGTAATTAGGTAAACAAATCCAATATAGCCTTCAGGTATTTCTTCTACAATTTGATTTTGATATGTCCATAGCATCAACTATGTAGCTGACGATTGGTCATGGAGCCTTTGAAATTGAAATTTTGTGTTGAGTTGTGCCAAAAGTTGTTCTGACAACAGCCTATGCCCTTGTTCCAAAGGGTGTCCTCCAGGACCGTAGGTGACATCTGCTTGTTGTCTAAGATAAGTTTCCATTGATATGTGTAAAAGGTGCCTGTTTAAGTCTAAGTGTTTTTTAATTTGATCAAGATAAGGTTTAAAATAATCTTGCTCTTTAGATACTGTTTGTTCGTAAAGCCAATATGTTTCTTTAAAAACTGTTGTGCTGAGATAGTCTAGGCCATTTGTTTTAAAAAAATAGTCTAGACTCAGCAGCTGTTGAATCCAACGGATCACATCTGTGCGATCCGAACTCCACATTTTAAAAATATCTCTAGCCACACTGGGCAAGCCGCCGTCACGTGGCCCAATAAAACCGCGATACAGGTCTCCTCGAGGTCCTTCAGGCAGTTCAAATCGTTGCAGCTGAGTCCAAGCTATGACAACAAAGGGCTTGCGACCTTGTAAAATTAACCTGCTGACATCATGCATACAGGTTCTAAGCATACGATCATTGCTGGCACCGGGGTATGTGCCGTCAACCAGTTCTAATCTCAATTGGTCAGCAACCAAACGCGGCCAATGCTTGGCCTTACGATAGGCTTCGTGCGCTGGATGAAAGTGATCCTTGATAAAGTTGTTGCTGGGATCAATCAGTTCACTGCCGTACGCCCAAGAGTCTCCGCTGACATATAGACAATCAGCTGTTGTTGATTTTTTCACGTCTTGCTTTCTTTTTACGTTCTAACTGCGCTTCTTTGGTCACTGCCCATGCTCTAACTGCTTCTCTTCGCTGTGTACAAACTGTGCGTATTTCACTTAGAATCTGCCGCAGTTCAATGGCGCTGGACTTAGTAGCTCGATTGATCCACTTTTGATTGGCTTCAAAGTACACGCGAAACAAGCGCAACAGTTCCGCATGTAGTTCTTCGTCCTGATAGTCTACTGGATCAACCTTTTTGCTCATTAGTCTGATATCTCCAAGTCATTAGCATAGCTGGTAAAGCCATTTTCTTTGATAACTTTCAGCACATTAGTCACACGACCAATCAATTCATCCTTGTGCGATATCAAATAGATGTTTTTATTGCGTTCACGACCCATCTTTTTCAACACAGCTAGAGCACTTTCAACTCCGCTAGCGTCTAAGCCGTTATCAATCAGCTCGTCCACAAACAACAAGTTAATCTGTTGATATAGACTTTCCCAAACATCACGGAATGCCCATGATAAACCAAGTATAAGCCTGTTACGCTCACCTCGACTTAGATTGTCAAAATCTAAATCTTGCCCTAGTTGAGTAATTTCCACGTTTAGGTCATTTTGAAACACCACTGTGTGCGGTAGTCCCATCTTGTCCAAGTAATAGGTTAACCTATTGTTCAAGTATGCTAGGTTTTGATCTATGATCTTTTTACGTATAAAGCTGTCCTTACTGGTCAATAGCTTGAGTAAGAACTCTTGGTGGTCCTTTAAACTGTTCAATTCGTTAACATGATCCCAAGTTATCTCTACCATGGCTGTGTTCAACAGCTCTTCAATCTGTTCTTGATAGGGATCTTGTTCGCCTGCGCGAACTGTCAACTGTGTTTCCAAGGTTTTAAGGTTGTTTTGATGTTTGAGAGCCTCTTCAACTGTGTCATAATAGGTGTTTGGGCGAGTATTTACTTCACCAATGGTATCAATTTCTCTACATATTTTATTCAAGTCTGCCTGTACTTTTGAATAATACTTTTTAGCTTCAGCTAAATGTTCCTCGGCTCGAGTGGTCAACTCTTTATGTTTGTGATCATGTAGCTGTTGCTCACATGCATGACAGGTCTTGTTAGCCAATTTGGCGAGCTCGCTGTCATACTTCGTGACGCTTCGCTCTGCTTGCGCTATCGCGCTTTCTAACGTAGCACGTTCCTTATTCAGCGAGCGTAGCTTCGCTGTCTTTTCTTCGAAAAGTTTGAGCTCGCTGTGCTTCGCAAGCTCAGCGTCAATATCTACACTCTCAAGTTCTATAATAGCGCGGCCAATCTTTTCAACATCAGCATCTCTTTGCGTATTCCAAACAGTTTGCTTTGTAAGCAGGCTGTCGATACTTTTTTGAATGCCTTCGTTTGACTTTTTAGTTGCTTCAATCCGAGCATTTTCTTGTACAATACTATCTTTAGTAGTGCGAATCATTTCTTTAAGTGCTTCTGCTTTTTCACTCAAGATAGTTATGCCCAACAACTGCTCAATAATTGCTCGTTGATCATTGGCTCGCATACTTAAGAAAGGTTCAGTGTAGGTATTAAGAGCAAGGATATGTTTGAACATATCGTGACTCATACCCAACAGCTCGTCTAAATCCTTCTGAGTTTCACGCATGTCGCCCTGGGCATCATCAGTTTCTTCTGTTTCTTGTTCTACATCGTTAACATAGAACTGTAGGATGTTGGGTTTACGTCCACGCTCAATACGATAATCAGTACCGTCTTTGTTAAAAGATAGCGTGACTAACATGTTCTTATTATTGATTTTGTTTATTAGATTATCTTTTTTAATGTTAGTCAGCGCATTACCAAATAAAGCATAACTCAATGCATTGACAATAGTAGTTTTACCTGTACCGTTGCGAGATCCACTATCGTCACCGCCCATATCTAAGTTTTCACCCAATACAAGTGTTAACTGTTGCTTGTCAAAATCTACAGCTTGGGTTTGATTGCCCACGCTCATAAAGTTTTTGACTGTAAGTTCTTTTATTTTTATCATAGACTGTTATAAATCGCTAGTAGCGTATTTTTATTATACGTGTCACTTTCGATATTCACAAGCTGACTGGACACAATCTGGTCAACCGATTCAAATGCTTGAATATCAATGTCTGTATTGATTTCGACTTGTTTCTTTTCCGTGATTAATGTAAGTTCACGTATGTCATAATTGGCCATAAAGTTCTCTTTGATGAAACTGGCTTCTTCATAACTGATATCAATGTCCAGAGTAACACGTAAATGTTGTTTAGGTTTGATTAATGTTTCTGCTTCGTCAATAAGTTGACTTAGTTTTACTGTTCTAAAGGTAGGTTGTTGATCCCAACTGTAATATTTAGGTTGACCACCCCATTCTAATATCATCATTCCACGGTCATCATCCCATGCATCGGCGTAGTTGTGTGGAAAAGCATTGCCAATATAGTGCATATTGCCCTTACTTTGACGTTTATGGAAGTGTCCGCTAAATCCTAACTCATATCCTTCAAAGGCATCTAACTGAATTTCGCCATGATCTGGCATTTGTACCATGGCATTCATGTAAAAGTGCGGAAGTTCAAAATGACCAAAGATGTATTTGGCCTTCTTTTTACCTATAGCTTTCCATTCTTCGCCAACCAACCACGGGCACATAGTAACATTACCATCAGTAATTGGTTCATGTACAATGGTAATGCCGGGAATATACTTTCCAAACTCTACAGAGTGGATATCACGCTTATCTTTGTAATAAAGATCATGATTACCAGGAAAAAAGTAAAACTGACTAAAAGCCTGTCCAAGTTTTTCCAATGCTCGAAGGCTGTAGTCCATAGTAGTAATGTTAAGACTATTGCGGTTATGATGCCAGTCGCCCATAAAAATACCAGTGTCACATCCTTCCTCCTTTGCTTTTGCAATATACCAATCTACGAAATCTTCGCAGTCTTGATTATGTACTTGACTATTTGATTTCAGTCCAAAGTGTATGTCTGTAAAACAGGCAACTTTTTTAAATAAATTACTCACTGGGTGTGTCCTCATTATAACGTTTTAATGCTGCTTCATGCTCACCTTGTCCAGTTCTACTGTAACTTGGATTCATGCCGTTCATTTCTAAAATATCGTCTCTAATGTTTTGATTGCGTTTTTCAACGTTGATAACTCTAACGAATGAATTAGTAACAGCAGCAGTAAAGTAAGCAAAAGGATTATCTGATTTACTTTCATCGAATTGTAGTCCTATCTGTGTTAGTTGTAAAATAGCTTGGCCCTTCATTTCATCATTATAAGTATAGCCTCGAACGTTGCCTCTAGTAGCATATCGTTCACATAATTTAATCATCATTCGAGCAAGAGTATTTGTTATTTGCCCGGCATCCTTATCAAACTTACCAGTTTTAAGTCCGCCCTTCCAATGACTCTTACCTACACATTCTAATTCGTCATTATCATTAAATTTCCAATGTTGGAATGGTGGAAAGTTTACTTTGTCTCTGTGATCCGCTAGACTTTTAGGATTTTTCTTTCTAGTATTGTTTAACGGAATATGATCAAAAGTCAT